CGCGCACCGGATCCCGGATCCCCTTATCGGAGAGCTCCCATTGGCTGACGGGTCACGTGGTTACGTGAGCACGCGCAGTTGCGCGCGCGCAGCTAACTGATAAGCAGTCACGTGACCTATATTATTGGCGAGGACATACCGCAGCCGACCGGTAAGATAAGAAGGGACGCTGACCTAGATTTCTTATCAGTTGACACTACGCTGTCGGCCTGGATGGACGTTTATCTTGTGCTGATTAAATTTGCACTAAGAGTACTGCTTGCACTATTTGGACTATGAGGTACTTCAGACGACGGCGGTTTGTGCGCCGTAAGGCCACTTATCGCAAGCTGAGGCGCTATAGGCGCATGGGTCGTGTGCGCCGTAGGCGCATGAGGCGAAGAAGCCGAAGGATCAGTGCCATGAAAGTATTTACTACTGTGATACGCAGAGCGTATACAGAAGTACTGACAACACCTGGCACGTCATACAACATGTTTGTTGATATAAACACTATAAAGAACACAGTGGAGTATCACAACATAGTTACACAGTACTCTAACATTTATGACAGATTTAAGATTGTCAGTATGACAAAGAAGATGTACTGTGACCTTGACAACAACACACTTACCAACAGTAGTGTACCACGCATGTGGTACATGTATGACCCAGATAGCGGAAAGGAGCTGTTTGACACTACAAACCTGAGAAAGAATGTTGCAGCGAAGTGGAAGCTAATGCGCCCATACCAGGTGCACACATTCAGACTAAAGCCTGACTTTGCCCACATACAGCTACCTAATGGCGTGAGCAGCTACACAGGCAAACGCAAGTACAACCCATGGTGGGACCTTGGTGACTACGAAGCAGGAAACCTGTCTGCAGTGAAGAGCAAGAATGGTATTAACTATATCATTGCTGGCCCCCCACCCGGAAGTGCAACACAGAGGAGTATGATAGTGGAGGAGACTATCAGAATACAGTTTGCAGGACTGAGACAAACAAGTCTTCCGACATAGACATTGCAATTGAAGTTGAATTTATTGACTGTTATTTTCGACAATATGCATATTTTTGTCATCATTAAACATGCCAAATAACTCACTGAGTTGTGACTCTGTTAGTATGGGTGTGGGACAATGTCTGTCATGATACTGTCTGTCTCTCTCAGCTTGTGACGCAGAGACCGGTCGCCAGTCAGCCTGTGTAAGTAGGTCAGGGAGCTCGTCATCTGTGTCACTGTCACTGATAACAATAGCACTGACGTCACTCACACCACTCTCTTCATAATCATCAAGCTCTATAGGAGAAGGCTCGACTTTGACCTCGGAGCCTTTAGCTAAGCTAACGCCCGAAACAAGCTCACTGCCCATTTTTGTGTTTTTTTGAGACAACTCACTCATACGCATGATCGACCAACGGTCTTTACTGAGTTTGGACAAATCAGGGTCCCAATTAGCAAATACAATGACATGGGGCACATCAAACACCTTTTGCTTGCTATCATACTTGGGTGAAAACATAATGCCATTTTTAATGGACTCTAACACCTCATAATTGAAATGCTCTTCTTGAGAGCGAGATAAATCAAACAAAGCCACTCTCTCACCTTGGTAAGCATGCTTAATGTCACTGCTTTTGCCGTTTTCAAAACGAATAGCACCAAACACAGCACACAAATACTTAGACATAAAAGTTTTGCCAGTGTTGCCGTCGTAGTCTACATACCACCGAATCTCACGGGGGGAGGGCACATCCTGCACATATTTGATGAGATCACACTGCCAGTCTCTAAAAAGTGTGTCTTTGAATGCACTAGCATGGCCTTGCATGATTTTGCTTTGCTTAAGCACTTGCGCAGTTCCCTCAATAGTCTTTTGGTGGCGTAGGTAAGCCGTCCACTGGTGGTCATCGGCCATAAGTAGCTCTGGGCCCTCACCTCTAGATAGGCTCTCTGTTGCTGAGCGAGCAGCCTTAGCGAGTGTGAATCCGCCGCCATTTTCTTTGCCAGTGTCAGAAGGCGTTCCCAGTTCCACCAGAATGGATCCATCCTTTGAACAGTACGCCTTATTTTGAGTATCTGTTCCCCTTGCCATCTCAGCATGGATGCGTATGCCAAGAAGCGTCTTGAGTTGGGTGAGTCGTAGACGCGATCTGCCATGATAGTAACCCTGGAGATGTGGAGTTTTGCTTGCGCCAACCTCCATGCCAATGATGCAATATTGGCAGTCAGCAGCCTGTACTTGTTTAACGATATGTTCTTTCTCTCCATCTGTAGGGTTGTTTAATGTAAAGCACCAGCGCTTAGCATACGTAGGTCTTACTCGAGGCATGGTTGGCGGTCGAATGGTGCGCGGTACAGTATTACCCGCGCACCGGATCCCGGATCCCCTTATCGGAGAGCTCCCATTGGCTGACGGGTCACGTGGTTACGTGAGCACGCGCAGTTGCGCGCGCGCAGCTAACTGATAAGCAGTCACGTGACCTATA